AGCAGTTCACGGGCGCGTCGATCTACCCCCGTTACCGGGTGTCATCCAACAGCCATGCGACTGGCGTAGGTCTATGGGCGATCTAGTCGCCGCGAGTTGTGAGCTCTATGGAATACCAGTAGGCCTTCGCCGTTTTACGGGCGGCCCAACGCAAATACTTTTCTAACTCGGGGCTGTATTCGTCTTGTGGCATGTCTTTGACCATGGCCAGCAAACGGAGCACGTGCTCAAGTTGATCGAGCAACGGGTGGCTCATGACGCCATGCCTTTCAGCGTGTCGATGACTTTCTTTGCTTGAGCCAATGTCATAACGGATGGGAGTGTGCCAGTCAACTCGATGACCTTGGCTTCGTAGGCCTGTTCATCCATGCCAGCCTTTTTGGCCAGCGACCAGGCAAATCCCGCTTGTTTTTCGGTGCGGATCTGTTGGCCGCCGATTGTCGTGATCTCGGTTTGAGCCGAGGACGGGGACGAAGCAAGGTTGGGCGCCCCCGCCCTCGACACTTTTGCCATCTCTTCGCGGGATGGTCTTTTACCGTGGGTCGCATAACCACAGTTCGCTAACGCCCGGCCAATCGCCGACGTCTCGCAGTTCTCTACGAACGACGTGCGGTTGACGGGGCTTGAGCCTTTGACTTCCTCGGCGTAGCCAGTCGCGGTGGGTGCCGACTGGGTGGCGTCAAAGTAGATTTCGGCTCGGAAGATGCAGCTGTCGCCGTCGTAGGCCATCATCGCGGTTTCAATGCGAGCTTGCGGGTGGTCGTGCCAAAAGCGGGCGAGGCGATCCTCGACGGTTTCGTAGGCGCTTAGATCGAAGCCCATACCGTCAGCCTTTGTGCGTGATCGTGCTGGCCGCCACGGTTGGCGTGGCGTACGTTGCCGGTGTTTACGATGAGGCGGCGACGCACAGCTGCATTAAGCCGGCCAGCAAGCCCTTTAGTGACCGGGAAGTGTTGCCCGAGGCGGGCCCACACGTCGTCGGCCGTAAAGACGCCGAGTTGCCTTGCGCAGGCTTCGATGGCGTCGTCAACTTGACGTTGCTGAAATGGTGTCCATTTGGCGTCGGCGACTGCCTGGCTGATTTGCATCGCCTGGCCGTATGGGGTGATGTCGGTGCGCTTGGGTACGCGACCGTCGCAGACGAAGTGGGTGCGGCCTTGGATGTCGGGCCATGAGATCGGGTGATGACAGACGGTGCAATTCACTTGCGCTCCAAGATGCTGATCGCCTTGTCGATGGTCTCAATGTCGTACAGCGGTTCAGGGTCGCACAGGCTCATTGCGTTGCGAATGGTGCGTAAGCGTCGGATGACGTCGCTGTGCGGGTGAAAGATCGCGTCAACGATCTGTCGTACGGCTTGGGCTTGTCGATCAGTTGCGCTGATCGGCTCAAAGTTGTTCGCCATCATCTGTCGTGTCTCCTTGCTTAATGTGTCGTCGGGATCGATGTATGGATGTTCTAGCACAGGTGTGTCAGGGTTTCGTGGTAGCCCATGGGCCCCATCCAGAGTTCAGCCAAATGGCGAGGGCGGCCCGTAGGTTTGTTTCGGCGTTGAACAGGTCGGCGCATTGGTCAATGAGGCCTTGTGCTTGTAGCCAGCCGATCGGCCAATGTGCGTTGGGTAGGCACCAAAAGCCGTTGATTTGGGTGAGGCCGTAGGAGCCGCCGTTGGGGTCGGCGACGTTGTGCGCGGTTGGTGCACAGCTGTACCCGGATTCGCGAGACATGATCGTGCGGAGCCTGTCAAGTTCCTCGACGGGCCAACCGACGGCCTCGGCTACGGCGATCGCGTCCTCGCAGCTCGCCACCGTTGTCGGGATGGTCGTGGTCGTGGTGGGGGCGTCGGTGTAGCCGTTGTCCACCCATACGGTCGTCGGGGTAACGCTCAAAGGCTCGGAGAGGCCTCTAGGAGCCCCGTAGAGCGTCGTGAAACCGAATATGGCTGTCACACAGGCCATAAGTGCGGCAAGCGGGTTTAGGGTCATGTCTTGGTTTCCTTTCGTCGGTGATCCCACCTTAGGGCGGGGTCAGGCGTTAGGCGGGGATGCCCTCAAAGACCTTGAGAAATGCGGCTTTGACCAGGTTGGGGTTGTCAGCCATTTTGGGGGTGATTTCAACGTGCCACCAGTCGCCACCGGGTGCACCGTGCACGGTTTCTTTGCTGTAGACCTGCCAGGCCATGCGGTCGCAGCGCCAGGCGCGGCCGTAGGGCTGTGGCCAGTAGTCGATGACCATTTGTACGCCGAGCTCATTGGCGTTGGCGACGCAAGCTTCGATGAACACTTTGGATAGTTGGCGGCCGTTGGGTTTGCCTCGATCGTCGGGCATGTCGCGGTACGACAGGTCGACGGCGCGCCCGGTGGCGTGTACGGACAGGCTGCCGGGTTTGCCGCGCATGTCACGCTGGCCCCATGAACCGTTGTTCCACAGGCTGCCATTGGCGTATTTGATGGCTTGTTTGATCCATTCATCCATGCCTGGACGTGGGCCGGGGGCGGGACCGTCGGCGTTGCCGATGTAGTCGGTGGCGCCTGGGACGCCTGGTTTAGCTTTGGCTATTGCCACGACCATAGGCCGCATCTTTCGGGTTGGCCCATCGCATGACGACAGGAATGAGGGCGGCGACAGCGGCTTTGGCAAGGTCTTGCGGATCGGTGTTGCCAGTCGAGTAGACAGCGACGGCAGCTGCGATTGCGGATCGGGCGTACGAGGCCAGCATTGCTTTGGTTTGCTTATTCATCGTGATCCCTTTCGGTTCGTGTTCCACCGATAAAGCCTACGGCACCACCGACGAGCGCGGAGCCCATTGCGGTCAATAGTTGGGTCGCGGCATCCGAGATTTGGTGGTCTTCGCCAGTAGCGATAGCCAGGTAAAAAGCACGTCCGAACGCACCGACTGCGATGATGATGACGAGAGCGACTGCGCCTCGAGCCAAAATCAGAGCGGCACGGTCGTTGGCTTTCACGGGTGGTTTTCCGTGTGGTTGTCGATTTTTTGTTCTATTCGCCCGAGTGCTTGATGAACTCGCCCGTGGTCTTCCCGGTTTTCTTTGCCGAGTTTATGAATGAGCGCAACGACCACAGAGAAACCGCCAGCGACGCAAGCAACCACAATTTCAGTTTCCATGACACGTCAATCAAGCTCGTCTAGTTCAGCCTGCGTCGGCTTTTTGGTGTCCGAGTACCATTCGAGGGTGTCGTAGTCCTCGTTGTTCATTGACCATTCGGCGCCCGCATAGTGGTCAGTCAGTTTTTCGCTGTATGGGCGGCTCATGCGCTGATCTCCAATACGGTAAGGGTGCTCGTTGAACGTGCAAAGCTCGTGCTGTCGGTGTCGGTGAACGATCGGTTGACATATTGCGTACCGCCCGCATACGACGCCATTTGTACCTTGTAGGTGATTGCTGATGCGGTGGCGGGGCTGTCCAAATACAGCATGATGCCTGACGAAGCAAACCCGGCGGCAGCAGCGCTTACTTCGAGGCCGACACGAACGCGGGAGCCTGCGGCGTCGCCAACGTCGCTGGCGGTGTTACCGCCCGCAAACTTGAACCACACTTTGTCGGCGTTTGCCCCGGCGCTGATTTGAGCGACAAGCAAGAATTTCGACGTGTTTGATTGTGGGGTGATCGTCAACGACAGCCCGGTGACATCCACAAACGACGTTGACGTGGTGCTGAAAGTGTCGGTTTTGGTGACGCTATTGACGGTCAGCACACGAAATGCGCCGCGCAAATTGTTCATTTGAGAGGCCGTAAGGACTTGGCCTGCTGTAAATGATGATGGGAGGGTGGTTGGGGTTGCCATAGTTGCTCCTTTTAGCCTAGGACATTGTCTGAGTCGATTACGCCATAGGTGGCGTCGTCAAGGGTCAGGTAGTAGATCTGCGTGGTCGGTGACGTATACAGCCTTATGCGATGCCCGGTGTTGAAATCCAGCAGGTGCTCGATGCCTTCAACGGACAAGGTTTGGCTGAGGCTGCTGGTGGTGGCGCCTGTTTGGAAGGTTTTGCTGATGCTGATGGTGTCGCCGATGTCAATGGTGGCGACGGTGTCGCGTTGGGTGTTGGTCAGCATGTTGAAGCGGGTGCTGACGTCGGTGTATCGAGCTGCCGGGTAGGGCTCCAGTAAGTAGGTGGCGGCGACGCTGATTTCGCTGGCATCGTGTAACAGGCTGTTGGTGATGCTGGTGTTTTGGATGAAATATGTGGCGATTGAAGTGGCATTGCTGGCGGTTGAGCTGCTGCCGTTGAGGCCGGTAACAACGGCACGGTTCACTACCTGGTCGGCTTGGAAGCTGACGCCGATGTTGTCGTATTTGATGGCTGTGCCGGTGTCGTTGAATGTGGCGACGGCGGGGTCGAGGGTTGCGCCGATCCTGTTGTCGAACGTCAATTTGCCGTCGCGGGACACGAATAAGCGGCCGAATTCGGCGGTGTCATTGATTTGCGTTAAGTAGGCCAAAGCGTTTGTGCCTGCGGGTACGTCGTAGGCGGCGTCGTGGCCGAGGTTGACGGTGCCTGTGGCGATGTCGCGGTTGGCTGCCCCTGTCGGGTATGCGACCTCAGGTAGATTGAGAATGGTGTTTATTCGTGCACCTGATAGTTCGGGGCTCGGGTTGAATGCGTTCAGAAATGTTTGGGAAAGCAAATACATGTTGTCGGCGCAATAGACGCTGACGGTATTGATGCCACCCAACGCAAACGAGTAGTCGTAGTCAACGATTTTTCCGCGAAACAGATATTTGGCGGCGCCTGTTTGGTCGTAGCGGATGAGGTTGACTTGGCGTAGCGGAGCGAGACCTGGCACGTTGGCGTTGTCGTTGTAATACGGGCTGGATTGGTCAAATGGGTTGAACACGCCGTTGGCTAGGGTGTCGTTGAGGGTGAAGGTCATGGTGCCTGCGCTGAAGCTGTCGCCGCTGTCTTTTCGGCCTCGACGCACCGTGATGTTCATGGTGCCTGCGGTGACGTCAGCAAATTGGGTGGTTCCGTCTAAAACGTATTGACTGGTCGTGTTGGAGCTGTCAAGTCCCCAGGTGGCGATCGATTGGCTGGCCCCTGTTTGACCTTGCCAGTTTTGGGTGATCATCGTGTACCCGGTGTAGGTGTCGGCGTAGGTGCCGTCAAAGTACGGCAGCAGGGTCGCCGATTGCTCAAAAAGTACGGCATCAACAAGGTAGGTGCGGACTACTGATGTGGTGATTTCAACGCGAAACGACATCGTGACTGTGGGCGTAGCGCCTTCCGTCGGCGTGTCGGCAAATGATAAGCGCACCCATCCGTCGGTGTCGCTGACAACCGTTGTCGATGAAACTTGGGCGGCATTTTGTGTGCCATCAGCCTGAAATTCATTAGTTCGTAATCGCAACGAACATGACGGCTGCCCAGTAGGAACTTTTACCCAAACAGACAAATAGTAGGGCAATCCAGCGGTGACTGGCGTTCGGTTGCCACTCGATGTAACTGTGATTGCCGCACTATTGGCGACCGTTCCCGTAGTCACTTGCAACGACGCTGACCCAAGATAAGCATCCGTGGTGATGCGGGTGATAGTGGTTCCTGTTCCCAGCGCTTGCCACCCTGTTGTATTGATCTCAAAATTCGGGTTTGTAATCAAATTGGTGCGGGTCGTGGTTGTCGTGTACCCCGCCAACACACCTTTCACGGCATCATCAAGCGTGAACGCGTCAACGTTGAAACCTGCGTCAATTTCGAGCTTGTAGTCGCCGGATTGAACAATCGAGGTGCCGGGCATCAGACGTACCCGCTTACCTCGATGCGCGCCGGGCCGGTTGCCCTGTTGTAGGCGCGGATGCTGTCAACGATTGCCTGGCCGATTTCGGCTGAGGTGGCAAGCCCGCCGGTCACATTGATCGTGATGTTGTCCAGCATGGCGTTGCGGGCGTTCGACGTGAACGGGTTGCTGGCAATGCCTGCGCCGAGCATGTTGGGTGCTTCAAAGGGGGATCGGGCAGCTGCGCCGCCGCCGCCACCACCCCCGGAGGCGGCTGCAGGAGCCGCTAGGACGACCGGGGCGCCCACAGATGAGGGAATGGTGACCCCACCCTCTTTTGCACGCATATTGACGCCTGCTGACACGCCTGACGACCCGCCGCCACCGACGGTCGGCATTTCGGGGATGGTGAAGCCTTTGCCGCCGATGCCTGGCACCCAGTCGGGGATCTCAAACGACAAGCCGCCCAAAGTGGCGTTCCATAGCCCGGCGATTGCATTGATGACCCGTGTCCACACGCCAAGCATGGTTTCCAAATAGCTGCTGATGTAGTCGACGGCGATGCGGACGCCCACTTTGAGCGCACCGAATACGGCGTCAACGACTTTGCGGAAGCCCTCGAATTTGGCGTAGGCGGCGACAAGGGTTGCGCCAAGTAGGACGATGGCTGCGACGACCAGGCCGATCGGGTTGGCATTGAGGGTGATGTTGAATGCGGTTTGCAGGAATGCGGCGGTTTTGATCGCGGCGTTGTAGGCGATGATGGCGGTGGCCAAAGTGCCGATCACAGCTGCAAGGGCGATCACGAGGCCTGTGTTGCGCTCGATGAAATTAGCAAACGACGTGAGGACGGGCAGGATGCGTTGGAATAGCGGTAGGACGGCTGCGCCAAGGCTTTCTTTCATTTCGCTGAATGCGATATTCATTTTGGCTAGGCCGCCTTCGGCGGTGTTGGCGAATGCGGCGTTTGCGCCGCCGAACGTGCCACCTAGGACATTGATGATCGTGTCAAGGTCTGCGCCTTCACGGATGAGGCTTGCCATTTCGGGGGTGAGGCCGCGTAGTGCTTTGTAGTTGCCTTCGTATGCTTTGGCGAGCGCGTCGGCGACCTGTGTGGCGTCGATGCCGGTGGCTCGGCTGATGTCGAGGACGAGCGACATTTGTTTGGTGGCTTCGTCAACGTCTTTGGTGCCTCGAACGAGTGCGGCAAATGCGGGTCGCAGTACGTCATCGGCGACAGCCGCTTGGCGGGACATGGCGCTGATCGCGTCCTCGACGGCTTTGATTTGTTCTTGGCCTGCCCCGGTCGAGTTGGTGAGTTGTGTGGCCAGGGCGGCTTGTGCGGCTTCGTCTTCGGCTGCAGCTTTGGCGGCCATGCCAAGCCCGGCAGCCAAGGCGCCGACGGTGGCGACTGCGGGCACAAACGCTTTTTCCATGGCGTAGCCCGTTTTGGCAGCTGCACCGTCAAGGCTGTCAAATTCTTTTTTGGCTTTGGCGATACCTTTGTCGTCAAATTCGCTGATGATCGGTATGCGAATGCTCATAGGACTGCAATTCTACGATTGATTTCGGCGGCGACCTGTTCTATTGCTTTGGTCATTTCGGCCTGCACGTCGGTGATGTGTGCTTCGGCTGACGGCCACATGACGCGGGACGGGTTGCCAGCAAACGCGGTCAGCGCGTCACCCAAACGGTTTGAGTTGCCTCGACCTGCAATGTCATAGATTGCGGCTGCCGGGTCTTTTTGAATGATCGTGACGACGCCATCCTTTTTGCGTCCAGCATCGACCTTGACGGTGACGCCACGTCGGGCTTTGCGGGCATCCCACGGCAGCAATTGTCGCCCGCGCTGCTTCCAGGCGTAACGCATACCTGACAGGGCTTGCTGTGGATACCGAGACTGGGCTTCGACGATGATCGGGCTGGCAATCGCTTTGGCATCCTTGGCAAATTGTTTGCGGGCCTCGGGATCAATCTCGCGTAGGTCACGCAACATTTCTTTGACACCCAATACTTCGATGGTGGCCATTAGCGGCCCCGCTTTTGCTGTTGGGCTTGCAGTTCGAGAACATAGAACACGGTGGTCAAATCCCGTGTTTCAAATTCCACTTGCGGCGGCCAGTAGCCCGTCATTACTAAGACCTCAGCGAGGGAGCGTCGCCAGGTGCCGCGATGGTAGGGGTTTCGTCGGTGTTTTCCTCAATCGGGGTAATTTCCATGTCGGGGTGCTCGGCAACCCATTCGCGCCAGGTGCCGGGCACTTTGTCGCCCGCAAGCTTGGCGAGGACGTATGCCCAGCAACACATGTCAGCGAAACCGATGCCTTTGCCGTCTGCGGATCGTCGGTTCTCGATCTTTTCCCATTCAACGATGGCCAGCATGTTGGTGACCATTTCTCGTGGGCCGCGACCGTCTTTGAGGTCGACGCGGAGCTTTATTCGCATTGTTTGCCTTTCGTCGGGCAAGGCACCGTCCAGGCGGGCTTGCTTGGTTTGTTTTCAGCGCCGCCCGATTGGGCTGGCGAGAACATGGCTACGACGTAGCCTTAGTGATCGTGCCACCCGTGAAGGTGAGGTCGATCGTTGATAGTTCGCCAAGCGACGCATTGATCGGCGTGTGGCTTTCCAAATAGGCCGTGGCGATCGTGTAGGACGGGTTGGTTGCCGACACAGCTGCGCTTGACGGTTTGATCACGATGCTGGTGGTAGTGCCGACCAGGTTGTAGACGCTGACTTCGGTTTCGGCAGCTGCGTACGACTGGTACAGGGTGACGGTCACGCTGTTGTTCTGCAAACCTGCGGTGTAGGTGCGGGCCGTCGAGCCGAATGCGGTGTTTTCCAGCGCCTCGGCCGTGTAGGTAATGGTGGCCGCCGTGCATTGATCGGAAAGGTCGACCGAATTGATGGTGACGCTTGGGTTGGACAGGTAGACGCTGGTGGGCATGTTGGCTACTCCTCGACTGGTTCTGCTTTGACTTTAGACGACTTTTTCGGCTTGTCGGTGGATATGAGCCCGGCGTCAAGCAGGGCGTCGACATTGATGCCGTCGTGTGGCTCGTAGGGGTCTCCTGGTGTGCCGATGCGGGGGCTGACGATGATGTACATGGGTTCTCCTATGCGGTTTGGGCTTGCATGGCTACGGTGAGATCGTAGGCGGGGAGGATGCTGCCACCGATGTCTATGACGGTGGGGCGGCCTGCGGTCACGGCGACGTTTTTGTTGAGCAGTTGGGCGCACATGTTGAGCAGGGATCGCTGTGCGTCGAGGTTGGCGGGCCCAAGCGTCAGCACTTTGACCGGGAAGGTCAGTTTGACGATGTTGTAGTTCCAGCTGTCCCATGATGGGGCGTCAATAAATACGCAGGGCGGGACGATGTTGCGGGGGTCGTTGACGACTTGTAGCCCGGTGATCGTTTGCAACGTAGCGGTGAGATCGTCGATGGCCTCGTTGAACAGGTCGGTGTATGCCGGTACGGGCATCAGGCCACCTGTGGGCGATCGATGCCAAGCAGCTGCTTGACCATGCCGGACAGGCCGACGACGGGTGCTGTGGCCATGCCGTCAAACGATGCGTACTGGTCGATCGAGCCGCGCTGACGGTACAGGGCGCCGCCGTACATGATCGTGCCGAGTTTGACGTCTTGGCTGGGCACCGTGGTCAGGCTGTCAATGTATCCGGCTTCGACGCGACGCCTGGAGCAGAAAGCGTTGGCGGCTGACGCGCAAATGGTGAGGAATGCGGCGTCGCCTGCGGTGGCGGTGCCGATCCCAAGCCAGTCCTCAATGTCGGTGGCGGTAATCCACGTGCAGGTTGGCGTGAACGCCAGGGTGCCGGTGGCTGCGGTGCGCTCGACGCTTGTGGCGGTCTTGGCGTACAGCACCTGGTTCTGAATAGGTACCTGGTAGTCGTACAGCAGGTCGCCTTCGCTGTCGACCCCGAGGAACAGGTATTGCGGGAGTGCGTAGACGGTGTATGAGCCGTTGAACGTAGCGTCGACGCCTGCAACGACGATGGCGCCGCCTACAGTCACCTCGGAGGGGGTGAGGAGCTGTAGGACGGCGTAGTCGTCGATCAGGTATTTGTGGGTGACCGTGTAGGTGGCCATAGCTGGGCCGACCTATCCGATCAGGCGATCGCGATGGACTTGACCTGGTCGCTGTCTGCGATGAAGGTTGCGACGTACCCGTGGTACGAGAACTGGCGACCGAGGGTGCCTGGGTTCTCCCACGACATGAGGCCGCGCACTTGCTCGTAGAACTCGATGGCCGAGGCTCGCGCCACGATCATCGTGCCTGCTGCGAAATTGTAGTCGGCGACGAGGTTGAGTCCGAACGGGTTGTAGGTGTTGGCCTGGGTGATGTTGGCCGTGCCTGCACCGTTGATGCCCATAAGGCCTGCTGCGCCCGTGTACGGGAAGAGCGGGCGCTTGTCGACGTCGAGCTGCGAGCCGAGGTTCTTCCACACGTTTGGCGACACGAATACGGTGTCCGGGAGGAAGTTGGTGGCGGTCAGGATGTCGGTGGCTGCGTCGTAAAGCGCGGCGATCAGCGACGACGGGTCGGTCGAGCTGAACGTCCAGGTGCTTCCCGATGCGGATGCGCCTGCGACGATGGCGTCGGCTGCGACGTCATCGGACTTGAGCAGGTACTGGCCAGCGAGGTCGCGCAGAATGATCTCCATTGCGGCAGGGCTGGTGAAGTCGACGTCCTGCACCGACAGCGTGACCTGGCCAGCGAGCGTGGTCTTGGTCACGACGTTGGATGCGATTACCGGGGTCGTGGCCGAAACCGACGACAGTTCGGTTGACTGGCTGGCGACTGACGGGTGCGTCGTCCACGTTGGGCGAATGAACGTCTTGCTGTTGCCGTTGTCTGGCATGGCGCGAGCGCCGACGGCTGCGACAACCGGTCGGATGTAGTTGAGGTCCTGGAACACCGGGCCGAGCACCGGGACAGGCAAAAGACCTGGGGTGTCGGTGGTGAGGGTGTCACCTGCGGCTGCCTGCAGCGCCGACTGGCGCGACTTGGCGGCTTCGATAAATGCCTCGTTGACGATGCGGAAGGTGTCGCCACCGATGTGCATTGCGGCGAGGTATTCGCCTGCGGTTGGCATGCCGTAGTTGCGCTTCGGCTGTGCGGGGATTGGTGCGGTTGGGATCGTGGCCTCGATTGCGGCGGCCTCGACGACTGGTGCGTTCTCCATTGCTGGTGTCTCCTCTTGTGGGGTCTCTTGTTCAGTATTGCCGATTTCTTCGGGTTCTTGGTGGATACTTGCGGCGACTTCGGTGATGGCGGCTGCGTCGCCGAACGCGCCGACCGGGACGAGCGACAGCTCGATCCAGTCTGCGGCTTCGACAATCATGGTGCCGTCGTCAGCGAACGTGAATTTGGTGGGGTTGAGCCCGACCGATACCTGATCGATGACGCCTTCGGACAGCATGATCATGGCGTCTTGGCCTTGGCTGGATGCCGACACTTTGGCGGTGAACATCATGCCTTCGGGGGTGTCGACGCGTTCGGTGACGACGCCGACGGGCATTGTCGAGTCGTGGTACATGAACAGGCGGGGGGCTTTGCCTTCGACTGGCAGGGCGCCCGGTTTGATAATGACAGCCTGGCCTGATGCCACCTGGGCGCGTACGTTGTAGGGGACGGCGACGCCGCTGATTTCGCGGCGGCCGGTGCCTTTGCCAGCGGTGATGCTGAAGTCGTTAGCGGTGAGTTTGATCACGAGTTTGCGATCCTTTCCTGGGTGTTTTCTTGAATGTTGACGTCGGATGGTTGATCCATTTTGTCGGCCATGTATTCCTCGGACAGGTAGTCCTCGGCGTCAAATTCGACGTAAGTGCCGCGCGGGAGCACGTTGTCCATGGACAGGGTGGCGGCGATCGCTTCGGCGTACAGCTTGACGCCAAAAATGTAGAGGTCGGCGCGGGCCTGCTGTGCTGACTGGTACGAATACGAGCCGGTGGACACGCCGACGAGGTATGGCGGTACGTTGGCGATGCGAGCGGCTTCAAGCGCCGAATAGTTGGCGCTTTCGATGAGCAGCATTTTGTCCGGGGTTGCGGTTGATGCCTCGTAGGTCAGGTACTGGTTGAGTGCGGCGGTCTGATTGGTCATGCGAGCGGCATTGAATTGCGCAGCAATGTCGGTGAGCTCTTGCGCCGATAGCGGTTCGCCGTCGGTTTGCTTGAGGATGCCTGCGGGAATGGCGCTGGATGCGTTGCGGTTGCGGGCCGCCTCGACTTTGAGCGCGGTTTCAATGGCGCCCGGGGCCGAATAGATCAGGCCTTGCGTTGGCGACAGGAATTGCACCAAGTTGGCGGGGTCGAGTTCGCCGCCATTGAAATACACCTGCTTGGACGGCGCAAACCATACGGGGCCGACCTGATCGGGGGTTGTAATCGAGCCTGATGGCAGACGGGTGAAGGTGGCGGGGTAGCCGTCGGCGGTGCGTGACGTGATGTACCAAAATGCGCGACCGAAAAAGAACAGGTCGTCAAACGTCCACGCCATGATGTGCCCGTACGGTACGGATGGATCGGGGCGGCGCAGCCACGAGCGCGGCGCAATGTACACCTTGGTCATTTCTTCTTCAAGGTCGTTCCACACTTCGTTGTACATGCGTAACGGCATGCATGAGATGACGGATGCCATGAGGTCGCGGGCACGGTTGATGGCGGGCACCGACACGGCGCGGTTGCGGGCTTCACCTTCCTGATAGGTGTAGTACTGGCCGATCATGTTTGGGCCTTGCGCGTTTGACGTGTAGCCCACAGCTGCCGTCACCTCGGGGGTGGTGGAGATTGCAGCAACCTTTTTGCCGAATAATGCCATGCCTACATAGTGCCATGTGGCGTCAAGGTTTGTGTGCACCCGCCCCGGACACTTTCCCGACGAAAGACAGGGCGGGTGCGTAGCGATGTTACACGGTGACGATCATGGGGCGCCCTGTTTGTGCGGGGCGGGCGACCATGCCGGCGGCCCATACCATGCAGCGGGCTAACTCGATCGGGCCGGGCGATCGCTGTGATGAGAGCACGAGGGTGTTTTGGGTTTTGACGGCGACGGCACGTTGCACGTGCTCGGCAAGCATCGTTTCGCCCGTGTGCAGAAGGCGTCCCTGGTTGATGAGGTCGCGCACGACGGGTGTGAGTTTGCCAAGTTCGGCGTAGCCGACGACGACGCGGCGACGCTCCAAGTTTGGTGGGCATAGGGCGTCGATCGTGGGGGACATGGCGAAGCGCACAGCGGGATCTGCGGCGGCTTCGGCCAGCCGGTCGTACAGCTCGCCGATGGTGTCGACGACGAAGGCGATGGTGGTGACGGTGCGACCGTCGGGCAGGTTGACGGCCCGCACAGCTGCATAGCGGGACTCGTCAAGGCTGGCCTCAACGGCGATGATGCCGCCCATCGGGATTGGGCCTTTGTGTTCCAGTTCGGGCCAGCGTCCGGGTGCGATCCAGCCTCGGGCCACGGTCACCCACAGGTTCAACGACGCTCGCAGGAACGATGCCCGGTCGGGGTTTTCGGACTCTTGACGCAGGGTGTCGATTGTCAGGGTGTGGCCGATGGCGGGGTTTCCCCAATACCAGGCGGCCTCGTTCAGCGGATCGATGTGCGGGGGCGGTGACCATTCGGCCATGTAGTTGACGGTCGGTTTGCCGGTGTCGATTGCGCGTAGCCCGTGTTCACGCCAGCGTTGAAATAGGGTGCTGGCTTCGGTGCCGGCGGTGGACATAAACAGGGCGAACGGGTTTTTGCGGGCACGTTGCGCGGGCATGAGGCCGCCCTCGACGACCTCGGCGTCGACGTCGAACAGCTCGTCAACGATTAGCAGGTCAATTGACATGCCGTGGCCGGCGTTGTGTTTGGCGGCTTTGATCCACCATTTGGTGCCGTCCGGCATGGTGACCGTGTTGCGGCCGTACGACCGGGAAACGGTCGCCCCGTATTTGTTTTCCAGAATGTCCGCCAGGTCGTCAAACACCATCACAGCCAGATCAAGGCGGTGCGCCACGCTGACGATCGTTTGCCGTTCGCCACGGATCTTGGGCATCTCCAACAACCAAAACAGAATGACCGATTTGAGAATGATCGACTTGCCGTTCTGACGAGCCACCGACCCCAACGCCGAACGATGCACCAGCATGTCGTTGCTATCAAACGTCAACGCCCGATCAAGAAAATGCACCTGCCACGGCATCAGCTTAATGCCAAGAGCGTCCAGGCATATGTCCCCCACAAGCGGCCCAAACGACCCGACCCCATCCGGGCTGATCGTTTCCAGTCGAGGCTGGTCATGGCTAGTTGCCGCCAGTTCAGGCTGATCCCGGCCAGTTCGGGGATATTCGAGAA